CGAAACCTCTTAGGACAATGGAGGGATTTGCTATGGGTTCCGTTCACCTCGGGCGATTCTCCACTCGCCCGGAGGGGCAATGGCTTCAGCCTGAAGCCCCGCCACGTGGAAGATTATCTGGCCAGGTACCCGGCCGGCCGCAGAACCCTGTTAAGGGAGGGTTATGACGCGGCCTTAAGGGTTGGCATCACACGCAGGGATATGCGTTATGAAGCCTTTGTGAAAGTTGAGAATGGTGTCAACTATCGCAAGTCCTGCCCAGATGGGGCCAAAGACCAAGTGCCGAGGATAATCCAGGGCCGGTCCAACATAGTTAATGTGTTGACCGGCCCTTGGTTAACCTCATGGGCCAAGCAGCTGTGTAAGTCCGTTGGGATTAAGCAGGTGCACAGGCTCCCAGTAGCCGCAGCGGGGGGGAACACCGCCGAAGAACTGGGGGCATGGTTCGACGAGGCATGCCAGCATTGTGGAAGCGACCTGATTTTCGGTACGGGGGATGCGACGCGTTGGGACCGCAGCGTGAGCCAAACCCCTATCGAGATTAGGCACCGATTTTACGATCGCTGCGGTCTTAGAGGAGAAACTTTGCGAGTAGCCCAGGCTAGGGACGTCAAACGAGGACGCACCAAGCTTGGATTCCGCTACGTGGTAACATCAGGGGTAGCGTCAGGCGATCCTGACACCACGGGTGGGAATCACTGGGATCACATGTCTATGGAAGTGGACGTCAGCATGCAACTATCTGGTGGACGAGTTCGCCAGGCGGCGGAGGGGCCTTACCGGGCCCTTGTGGCATCCGACGATAAAGTTGTAGTGGCTGACAGGAACTATTATAACATGCCAGGTTTCGACCACACTCGCACTATGGCGGAGTTTGGTTTTATATACGATATAGCAATATCGCCCATCTCACAGGGCGAGTTTTGCTCAATGCTTTGGTGGCCGTCAAGCGACGGCACCATCCCTGGCCCCAAACCAGGGAGGGTAATCGCCAAAACATTTTGGACCAAACTACCCCAGGCGGGCCGCAAAAGCGCGGCCCGCAACTCGAGCTGGGTCCGGGGGGTCGCCCTCGGTCTGGCCAAAAGCTGCGCCCACATACCCGTGCTGCGAGTAGTCATTCAGAAGCTCCTAGAGCTGACACGAATGGTGAAAGCAGCCAAGATCGTGGGCTACGATGAACACCGTTTCAGGGCCGAAAAATACCACGAGACCGCGCCCGAAACAATTGATTTCTTCTGTGACAGGTACGCCTGTTCCAAAGAAGAGCTCTTAACCTTGGAGGCAAGAATAGGAGCGATCGAAGTTTTGCCCTTTGTGGTGTCAGACCCCCTCCTGGACCACATGGTTGAGCATGACTGCAGCTAGGCGCCGCCCAAGAGCAGGCTGGACCCTCAGGAGGGAGGGGTCCACGGGTTAGTCGTACCCGCTACAGCCGAGACCCCCCCGCCCCGCCCACGAAGGCGAAAGGGGGGAACAAGCACCCGAGAC